TCAGAAGCCATTACTAGAGATTCAACTTAATCTCTTGTAAGGATATCCACCGTTCTTGATCATTTCATAAAAAGCAGCTCCAAGAGAAGGCAGCTTCCCTTTCCACCATTTACCCCACTTGTTTTGTCCTTCAGTTTTAGCAGGAACTGCCCCCTGTTGGAATATCTGAAATACTCCTTCAGGAACTCCTCCATAACCATAAACTGATCCACTATTGAACCTTACAAGAAGTCTTCCTGTCTTAGGGTTATAGTTAAACCCATAAATATTGCTTGAGCTAAGGT